ACGTTAGAAGATAAAATGCACCTAATGGGTGACAGCGTGGCCTTGATTGCTGATATTGCTGGGCAGATGTTTGGTGATATTGAAAGCGTTGGGGATGCGGAAAAAAACTAAAGGGCGACCCGTTGAGGCTAAATATGCTGGCCTTGGCGGATCGCCTTCACAAGACACAAGCCGAAATTGAAGAATTGACGCTGACAGAACTGAACGAGTGGTTCGCATATTTTAAGGTGATCGAAGATGGCAGCAAAAAATAACTTACCAATCACGATCACTGCCGTTGACAGAACCAAAAAAGCGTTTAGCAGCGTTACCAAAAGTCTTAATTTTGTTCGGCGTTCTTTGCTTAATTTCAAAACGGCGATTGTTGGCGTTGCTGGTGCGGCTGGATTAGGTTTATTAATCAAGTCGTCACTTGACAGCATCGACACGCTGGGCAAGACCGCGCAAAAGCTGGGCGTCACCAGTCAAGCATTACAAAAGCTGCGATATGCGTCAAATCTGGCTGGCGTGGAAACGCGCACAGTCGATTTGGCGGTGCAGCGGTTTACGCGGCGTTTATCTGAGGCCGCAAACGGCACTGGCGAAGCTAAAGATGCTTTGAAAGAACTTGGTCTGAACGCCAAAGAACTAGCTAAACAACCACTTGATAAGCAAATGCTTGCGCTTGCTGATGCTTTTGAAAATGTTGATGATGCAGGCACACAAGTGCGGTTAGGCTTTAAGCTGTTTGACAGTGAAGCCGTAGGAATGATTAACACTCTAAAGGGTGGCAGCGCAGCCCTGCAACAGATGTTTAGCGATGCTGAGAGCCTTGGTTTTATCTTGTCCGGTTCTGCGGTTCGTGGCGTTGAAAAAGCAAACGATCAGTTTACGCGGCTTGGCACTTTATTCAAAGGCATTGCCGACACTGTTACGGCAGCTATGGCACCGGCACTTGGTGAACTTGCTAAAATCCTAACTGAAGAAATTAGCGGTAAATTAAAAGGTGCTGGTGATGATACGGCTGTTTTTGGTCGGCAGTTAGCCGAAGCAATTATAATTGGCGCGAAAAATGCGTCACAAGCAATCATCGAATTTGTTAATACAATCATCACGCAGATAAACGCTGCAAGAAAAACTGTTCACGATTTCAAAAAGTCATTTGGCTTTTCTATTAGCAAAACAGAATTTGCTAAGTCTATGGATGCCTTTAATGAAAAGTTTGAATTTTGGTCAAGCAAGAAACTTTCGGCTGATTTTGCGGCTGGGATGCTTGAAATCAAAGCAGCGTTGCGGCCATTGGCTGATGAGGCAAATCACAATGCTGAAACATTTGATCGTTTGGCAGAAAAGCTAGAAGAAATTGGCAGAAAAAATGAAAACGTAAACACTCCGGTCAAAAACTTAGTCGGTCTGTTGCAAAGAATGTCACAACAGTCTGAGCGCGTTATAGACGATTTTAGCGAAATTGGCAAAGTGACACTAAACACAAGTTTTGTTTTTGACCGGCTTTTAAGCTCATTAAAGCAAACAAATGATGAAATCGAAAAGGGTTCTGACGATGCGCCTGTTTATAGAAAGCAATTGATGGACTTGGCTGATGCTGCAAAAAATGTGCAAAAGAATATGGAAAGCGCAGCGGTGCGCGGGATCAAGTCGCTAGAGGATGCACTTGTTGATGTGACTATGGGAACAGCCAGCGCAAAAGATGCGTTTAAGTCAATGGCGCGGTCAATTATTAGCGATCTGATCCGCATTCAAATCCAGCAAAGCATCACTGCGCCTTTGGCGTCTGCAATGGGTGGCGGCGGTGGCACTGGCCTTATGGCTGGCATTGGAAAGTTTTTTGGCGGTTTGTTTGCAAATGGCGGCAGACCACCGCGCAATAAGGTTTCTGTGGTCGGGGAACGTGGCGCGGAATTGTTTGTTCCAGATGGCGTTTCTGGCACTGTTATTCCAAGTGGTGCTGGCGGCGGTGTAGTTGTGAACCAGACCATCAACTTGTCGGCTGGCGTATCGCAGACAGTACGCGCAGAGGTGATGGGTATGTTGCCGCAAATACAAGAGGCATCGAAAGCGGCAGTTATTGACGCAAGGCGGCGCGGCGGTTCATTCGCAAGCGCATTTGGGGCATAGTTATGGCTGAAACTTATCCACTCACATTTCCGACACAGACCGGCGTTGCTGCGGTTGAAATTACTGCGACTGACGTTGTGTCAATTAGCGAAAGCCCATTCACGTTCTCGCAGCAAGTTGTTCGGCACGCTGGCGCACGTTGGGCGGCAACGATCCGCATCCCGCCTGTCAAGCGATCTGACAGCGAATATTGGAACAGCTTTTTGCTGCGACTGCGCGGTCAGTTTGGCACGTTCCTGTTGGGCGATCCTAATGGATCAACGCCACGCGGATCAGCGGCCACAACGGCTGGCACGCCCCGCGTTAATGGTGCAAGCCAGACTGGTAACGAGTTGGCTATTGACGGGCTTCCCACGTCCGTCACCGGCTATTTAAGGGCTGGCGATTATATCCAGCTAGGCAGCGGTGCAACCGCTCGACTTTACAAGGTGCTAGAAGATGTTGACACAAACGGCAGCGGTCAAGCTACGCTAAACCTGTGGCCGGATTTGCGTTCATCACCGGCAGACAATGCAACTGTAGTTGTTAGCGGCGCACAAGGCGTTTTCCGGCTGGCAACGAATGATGCAACGTGGACAATTAACAACGCTGGTTTTTATTCAATCAGCTTTGCAGCGGTTGAAGCACTATGACGCGCAGCGGTGTACCATCAGAATTTGCCACTGATAGCTTTACTGGTTTTGTCGCAGTTGAGCTTGAATTTGACAGCGGCACTTTACGGTTGTGGAATGGTTACGGCGATCTCACGCTTGGCGGTAATACATATACCGGCGGCGGCACGCTGATCGGGATTTCTGCTATTGAAGAGGCCGCAGAAATTGGCGCAAAGGGCGTTTCAATGACGCTGACGGGCATATCAAGCAGCATTTTATCATATGCTTTAACTGAAAATTATAAATATCGCATTGTAAACATACACCTTGGGGCAATTACCAGCGGCACAGTTAGCAGCTATAAAGTGTTTTCCGGCCGAATGGATGTGATGAGCATTGCCGAAGAGGGCGAAACTTGCACAATTACACTGACTGCCGAAAGCCGATTGATTGATTTGGAACGACCACGATTGCGCCGTTGGACAAGCGAAGATCAAAAAGCCCTTGATGCTAACGATAAAGGCTTTGAATTTGTCAATTCTTTGCAGGAGGCATCTATAAAATGGGGCGGTTAGAGGATTGGCCGACCCAATTGCACGATCATATCGAGGAATGGCGGCATAAAAAATTTGAATGGGGCAAGGCAGATTGTGCCTTGTTTTGTTTATATGCCGAAAAAGCGATGTGCGGATCATCACGCTTTGATGATTTTATCGGCAAATATCGCTCCGCAGCGGGTTCTGCAAAAGCGTTGCTAAAGATAGGCGCGGGTGATCTTGCGGCCAGTGTAGGGGCTAGGTTGGCCGAAATAGAGCCATCTAAAGCGCAGCGCGGCGACGTGGCACTAATAGACACGCCGCTAGGTGATGCGTTATCATTGGTGGTCGGTGATAAAGTCGCCGCAATGAGCAAAGATGGTTTAATTTTCCTGCCGTTAAACGCGGCCAAGAAAGCGTGGAAGGTGTAATATGCCACCAGCAGTAGTCGCAGCAGCCGTTGCAACCGCAGCCACAGTAGGCTCTGCCTATATTGCCGGAACCGTTGCAACGGTAACTTTCACCTATGTTGCGTCAACATTCGCATTGAATTTAGCTATTTCGGCAGCGGCATCTGCACTCGCACCAAAGCCAAAAATTCCGAACATTGGCGGTGGTGGCAATGGCGGCATCGACCAATCAAAAACTATTACAACCAGAGCATCAAACAGCACACGCAAATTGGTTTATGGCACTGCGCGGGTTGGCGGCACCATTGTCTTTTTAGAAGCTACTGATGACGATGAATATTTGCATATGGTTATTGTTTTGGCTGCACACGAAATTCAGCAATTTCAAACATTTTATTTTAATGATGAAATTTTATTTTATAATTCTGGAACTGGCGTTGTTTCAAGCCCAGACAAATATGATGGTTTAGTTAAAATTTTCGGCATTACAAAAGGCAATGCTGGCTCAATTCCATCTGACCTTTTGGCAACGTCTGGCTGGACATCAAGCCACACATTGACAGATCAAGCATATATCTATTGCCGATTAAAATTTGATCCAGACGCATTTCCGCAAGGCGTGCCAAATATTAGTGCAAAAGTGCTTGGCAAAAAAGTTTATGATCCGCGTACAGCATCAACTTCTTGGAGTTCAAACCCAGCATTGGTTATCCGCGATTATTTAACCGATGCAACCTATGGCCTTGGGGCAAGTGCTAGTGAAATTGATGATACTAGTTTTATTGCTGCGGCTAATATTTGCGAAGAAACCGTTGCTAAAGTTGGCGGCGGTTCGCAACAAAGATATGTTTTTTCTGGTGTGATTGATACGCAAAACACGCCGCGCAGCAATTTAGAGCAAATGCTGACGTCATTGGGCGGGTCTTTGTATTACAGCAACGGCAAATGGTCGTTAAAGGCTGGCGCATATGTCACGCCAACTGTAACGCTTGATGAAGATGATTTGGCTGGTGGCCTTCTTGTTACCACGTCGAATTCGGCGCGTGATAGCTTCAACGCTATCAAAGGACAGTTCATTAGCCCAGAAAGCGACTATCAAGCTACAGATTATCCTGAGGTCACTAGCAGCACATTTGAAACCGAAGATGGCGGTGAACGCCGTTATCTAAATCTTGATTTGCCATTTACAGACGATTCTGCAAGAGCGCAACGTATTGCAAAGCAAATCCTATACAAAAATCGGCAACAAATTAGTGTTCAAGCTAAATTCAAAATGACTGCTTTTCAGTTTCAAGTTGGTGACACTGTAATGATCACTAATGCGCGGCTGGGTTGGACGCAAAAAGTGTTTGAAGTAGTAAACTGGCGATTAAATTTTAACAGCACTGAAGCAACTGTTGATTGTCAATTAGTCGAAACAAACAGCGCGGTTTATACTTGGAACGCTGAAGAAACTGCCTTTGTTCAAGACAATACAACCTTGCCAGACCCGTTTAACATTCCCGCGCCGACAATTTCACCATCTGACACGCTAGAACTGTTCAATCAGCAAGCCATTTCGGTGCTGATCGCTGACGTTGAAAGCACTAGCATCTATGCGCGGCAATTTGAGGTGCAAGCAAAGCTGTCAACAGATACAGTTTACAAGTCATTGGGCATCGGTTCCGGCAACCGCTTTACGCTGGTCAACGTCAAATCTGGCGGCACTTATAACATCCGCGCAAGGTCAATCAACGCGCTGGGCGTTAAATCTGCGTGGGCAACGGCTAATCACACTATTGTCGGGCAAGCTGCGGCTGCGTCTGATGTGACTAATTTCAGCGTCAATATCATTGGCAAAAATGCCGATCTAAGCTGGACAGCATCAACCGATCAAGATTTGTCGCATTACGTCATCCGGCATTCACCTTTGTTGACCGGCGCGACATACAACAACGCACAAACAATCGTCAAAAAAGTGCCACGCCCTACGAACACTGTTGTCGCACCAGCCCTTACCGGCACATATTTTGTTAAAGCAGTCAACAAATTTGGCATCCAAAGCGCAAGTGCAGCAAGCAGCGTGGCATTGGTCGATCAAGTTGATGACTTAAACCTGAGCGATACAGTGTCAGAACACAGCGATTTTCTTGGCACAAAGACCGATTGTATTTTAATCGATGATGTTTTGCGGCTGGATACGACTAACCTGT